CTCCTCGTCGTAGCCTCGCCATGCCATCATTGTACGCAGCGACTAGATCCGGGTGATCGAACACATAGTCGTCAGTACCGAGCCATCGTGTCTTACCTTTACCGATTTTCGTCCAGCCGTAACCGGGTGATGTTGTCCTGTTGATTGGAGGGTAGCAGTCATCACCGACAATACCGGTGATCGCTTCTTGAAACGTTAGGACGCGGCAATCAGAGAGGCAAACTTGGGAGTTGATCTTTTGTTTCACACTGTTAAGTGCTTCTCCCAGAAACTGGGGGTGCACACGCATGTTCGGTCCAGCTGCTTTCTTCATCGCCATCATCCTAGGATCGATCACCATGTCGCCCTGTTTGAATGGAGTCAAGTAGGCTGGCTTCTTCTTCACAGGACCACAGATGTCGTACACTGGTGATCTCCTGAGGGTCGTTCGGGTGTTTTCGAATACGGGATTTTCAACCTGGCCGATGTACATGAAACCTTCAGGGATCTTCGTCACCAAGGTAATTTCGCCGTCTTCGACTTGGATCCCACCCGAGACTACACCCGGTACTGTGCCGTCGAACAACGATGCTCGATGTTTCAGTAGCGGGCGAATACCGTCCAGCAGAGCTCCAATTACTCCAGTATGAAGTGCGACAGCCGCACCTGTGAAGTGTTCTCCGTCAAATCCAGCCATGTGCATTGCACAGATCTTATTCTGCATTGCAGGGTCGAAAGCAATGATCAGGGCACCACAATCTCCATTGACTGTCTCAAAACCGTGAAGATAGAAGTCACGGATTTGAAGCGTGTTCCCCTTTTCTTGCAAATCGAAGAATCTTGACTGTTGGGCAACCATGAGATTTGAATCGTAATATCGCAGGATTGGGCGTCCATTACGCATTTCGCACCACACCATCGATGCCTTTGGGACGTTGGTATGTCGGGCAAAATCGTCCGGAGTCATGAAGTAGCGGACGATACTGGCATGGACTGGAAACATAGTTGGCAGTTCGAAGACAGCAGCATCACGCTTCCCCATTTTCAGATCATCATCCGGTATATGGTATGTCACCAAATCTTCCTTCTTCATCACATATATCTTTTT